CGAGCTTCAGGCCTCAGTTGAAGCAAAGTTAGAAGCCGACACGGAGTTTCAGTCTTCACTCGCTAGTTTGTCCGATGACGACAAAATTAATGCAGTGAATGAAAGAAAGCAAAGCGAAATTGATTCTGAAATCTCTCGCCTCGCTGATGAAGCGGAAGCGAGAAAGAAATCAGACGAAATCGCTGGCAATCAGAAAACCCGTGCAGAAAAGGCCGAAGGTGAGCTTAAAAAGCTCAAAGGGAATGGGGGAACTCCTAATAATCCTCCTGAAAAAGATGCGGGGATTTCTCAATCAGATTTTTACGCTCTGATGAGAAATAATGTTCCCGAAGAAGATGCCGGAGAGGTTGCTGACTATGCCAAGCTGAAAGGTGTAAGCGTAGCCGAAGCCTTAAAGACGGGATTCGTTCAGGCACGACTGAAAACTTTAGGTGAGGAACGTGTTACAGCGAAAGCCACTAGCACAGGGAAGTCACCAAGAGGTTCAGGTAATGTGTCGGGAGATTCTATTTTGGAAAAAGCCCGTAACAACGGCGAGCTTCCGGAATCTGACGATGATATGAGGAAATTGGTAGAAGCAAGATTGGGGGTAAAGAAGTAAAAACGGTGGGATTAAACCGGTGGAATTATCAGGTTTAATCCATGCTCCTTTTCAAAAAGAATTATTATTTATTAAAAATCTTTTTGGATTGAAGGTGAGCACCATACTTCTATAAATACTATAAGCACATACACGAATCGGAGAAAATACGCTTTAAGCGCTATTGATACTTCGCTTCGCCACATGCTCGTTGCAGAAGCGGTCTGCAAAGTGGACACATCATCTGTTCGCTACATTGATAACCCGTATAACACGGCGCCTTCAACAGTCGTTCAAGCGATTGCTGGAACTTACAGTCCGGCGGCTCTTACCACATCAGATGCCGGACTCACGGTAGCCGATGAGTTTATCGTTTCAGAACACATTTACGACTTTGAAGCGGCTCTCTCTGCCTTTGATTTGTTTGCTTCTCGCATTGACGAGATGACCTACAGTGTCAAAGCGGCTCTTGATAAGTGGGTAGTGAACGAACTCTGTGCAGGCGGCACCGGAGCGATGGACACTCCGGCGGGCGGATTCACACAAGCGAATTGGCCGACAATTCTTGCCACGGTTATTTCAAAGACTGCGGCTTATGCCGACAGGATGAACGGTCTTTACATCATTGTTGAAGATACGGATTTGGTTGGAATTGTCCAATCACAGATGGGTTCCGGTTTCAACTTTGCCGATAGCGTTCTAAATAACGGTTTGATAAGCAATCAGGTTGGCGTTTCAATTTACGTTGTTCCGTCTGGCACATTTGTTGACGCCACTACTACAACAGCTTCAGGAACGAAAACTTGGACAAACTCCGGCCACAGAGTTGCTGGTGTAAAGAGAGTTACCACTTACGCCGCGCCTCGTGGAGTTCAGTATGACGAGAAAGGCGTAACTTCAAAGACAGGAAAAGAGGTCGTGGTCTGGGGTTACTGTGGCTTTAAGGCTTGGGTGCCTCGCGCCGGTTTGACTCTTGATGTGACGATCGCCTAACCCATTCTGGGGGGCGTGCGGTGCAGAGTTTACCCCACCGGTTCTCTGCCTCGCATACCCCCCAGAATCAAAAAATATATGAGTAAAAAGAACATATTAAACATCAAAATTGACTCTAAAGAGCCGGAAGAGCCATCGGCGCAGACAGCGACTTCAGCGGACGAACTGAAGAACATCTACGCTATGTCAAAAGCTCTCAATCCGTATATCTACGAATTGAAAAAGAAAGACGCAGAACTAGCCAAGAAGTTGGCGGCTCTTAAAACATTATCAGCTTAACCTTCACTAAATGAATGTTAAAAATTTATCGGTATTGGTAGCAACGGTGGGGGTAGTGGTGCTTGCCAGCGTTGCCGTGTTCCGAACACCTCCGACACCGCAAGTAATTGTGAATGTTCCTGAAACGCAGGCAACAGAACAGACTTACGGTTCCGGTGGCTGGGATTTTCCTTCACCCTATATTCGTTTTGGAGATAGGTGGATAGAAAATAGACGTGTTGAAATGGTGACTTCAACAACCGTTAGTTCCACAACGCCTTGCGCGATTCTATCGCCAACTGCGACTTCTACGTTCCAAACAGCGTTCTATCTCTCAACGGCCACGTCTTCGGCAATTTCCGTTCAGTTGTCCACTTCAACCTCAAATACGAGGTATGCGACATCTACGGCTATTGTCGGAACACCTGTTAGCTTCGCGGCTAATGTTGGCGGAGTGGTTATAAGTGCGCCGGAGAACAGCACTCAGTGGGTGCCCGGTAGCACTTGGCTTGTTTGGTCTGTATACGGTTCAGGAACTGGTGGTGGATATGCTGGTGGCGGTGCGGGTGCAAAAATTGACGGAACTTGCACTGCAACATTTTTCCAGCTCTAAACTCAAAGGCCTAACGGCCTTGAGCTAGAACAATAAATTATCTTTCTAACTTAAGTCCGTAAGGATTTATCAATTAAATTAAAAAAATGAATAAAAAAGTTTTCGCTTCAATCGTGGCGGTTCTCATT